TCTCCCGCCACGCCATATGGTTTCATCGAGCGCATACCGTAGAGGATCGTCGGCTCCGGTATCATGTAATTACCACTCGCATGTCCCGGCAATGCAGCAGGTCCGGCGCTACCACCCTCAGCCGCGGATTTCTGGGCTACCACGGCTGCCCATGCGGCGGCGGCTCTGGCCGCTGTGGCCTCGATGTTTTTGCCTGCCTCATCGAAGGCCGCCTTCAGTTTTACCAGCTCTGCCTCGGACTCGGTTGTCATGTTCTCGAAATGGGTGACAACTGCTTCATGCGTGGCAACTATCGTCTCGGTGAAGTCCAGATACTTTTCAGCATCTTCCAGCCGCGTTTCAAGGTCCGGAATAATGTTGTTGCCTAAGTCCTCGATCCGAGCTTTGATGGTGTCAAACGATTGTTCCGCGTACGCCCCTGTCCCCAGGTATTGATCTCCCAAATCTTCCAACTCTCGTTTGAGCGGATCAAATTTCAGGTCTCTGGTCAACTCCAACTCTCGTTTGTAATTCCTCAAGAACTCGACCTGCTCGTCGGTTATCAGTCCATCTTCGTTCGCATCCTGAATCTGATTGAACGCCTCGGCGATATCAGTACCCAGTTTCTCGATCCATGACATGTCCAATGGCTCGCCCGCCAACTGGCTCAACTCGAAGGCTTTGAGAGCGTTGGAGACGTCAAATAACTTGTCTGAGTATTCATCCATCCCCTCGATGTCCACCTGCGTCAAGGCGTTCAGTTCATCTCTGGCGGCGGATAATTGATCCGTTAGGTTCGACACCTCGTCTGCGGCGGTCTTAGAGATATCCTGAAACCGGGTAAGCGTTTCGATGGCCAGTTCTGTAGCCGCTTTATTATCGTCCACCACCCCGGTTTGCGTAGCGATAGCATCCTCTAACCGTTTTGCTTGCGCTGCATCGTTGAGTGTGGTCAGCATTTCTACCGCTTTTTGCTTGGCAGTGTCAAGAGCAGTCGTGAGCTTATCCTTCACCACATCGTACAGATCGCTGAGTTTCACGCTTGTTTTTTGGGACTGATCCTCCACTCCGGCCAGTTTTGCCTGGACATCCTCCAGCGACTCTCCCAACTTATCGATCTTGTCAACCCACGGAAGTCGGGCGATTGTCTGATTGTAGACCTCGATCAACGCATTGCCGACCGTCTTGAAGGTCCTGTAGATTCCATTCCAAATCTCGTCCCAATGATTTTTAATCAGGGTGATCGCTTTATACAGTGGCCCATAGGGCAACAGCCAGCCAAAGCCAGAGTTGTACGCCGACAGCACCTTATCCTTGACCAGGTTGAACGTGTTGACAATTCCGTTCCAGATAGCACCCCACTTGTTTGATAACGTGATGATAGCAGTCACCAACGCACCGATTGCAACGATAACCAGACCTATCGGATTTGAGGTCAGAGCTACATTCCATGCCCGCTGAGCCGCTGTGACTGCCAGAATCGCAGTCCTTGATGCGATAAGTGCAGCTCTCGCGGCTATTGTGGCCGTCACGTGAGCGGTTGTCTGTATCGTGGCGCTGGCTGTCAGTTTGATGTATGTTCCGAGGGCAAGAGCCAGCCCGCCGAAGGCCACCGTAACCCCAACGATGATATTCGTAAGCACCGGAAAGTCCTCGGTAAATTTCTGGATGAAATCAACGATAGGTTGCAAAAAGCCGACAAACTTCTGCATCACGGGAAGCAACACAGTTCCGATACTGTTCCTCAGGTCTACCATTGAGGCAGAGAACGCCTGGAAGGATTCCGCCGCCGTCATGCCAACCTTGGCATTGTTAGCCGCCGCATTCGACCCCTGCTTCAGCACCGCATTGAGCAACGCCTGTTGCTTTTGACCCTCTGTCATCTCTTCGACGGTAACGCCAATGGCTTTGGCATACTCTTCGTTCGCCTCGGTCAGATTGACGATGATTCCGAGGTTATCCAGAATAAGCGGTGAGCCACGCCCGATACCGGTCACGATATCGTTGAACGCTTGCGTGGTTGTGGACCCCATAGCCCTTGCCCGATCTCTGGCGATCTCCATCAAGCTGGTGAATTGTTCCGTGTTTTGGGCAACGCCCAGCACCATAGCACGATTTGCCGAAAGCATCAGATCATTGGCGGATATCGTCCCAACTGATGTGCGCTGGAGAGCATCTAAAATAGCGTCAGCGTTCTGGTTATGCTGTTCGGCCAATTGCCTGAATGCTCCGGCTGTCTGCTGATAGGATGCCGCCGATTTGACAGCCAGCCCAGCCGCAGCAGTGATAGCGCCTCCGGCCACCAGCATACCTGTGCCAAGTTGCTGAAATTGCTGTTGGGTGAGACCGAGGCTGTTCCGCATCTTCTCAGTCGATGCCTTGATAGCGGACTCCATTTTCCCGACAGCCGTTTTAGCGTCCTGCGACACCTTGTCCATGCCGGATGTAAACCCGCTGGAGTCAATCCCCATTTTCAGGATTGCATCGCCCAAACTTATCAAATGGCACCTCCTGATCCATAACATCTAGCGTTGCTACTCTCCTTTATTTGTGATATGATTGAAGTAAGTTTAGGAGGGTATAACCAATGCCAAAAGCTATTACATTGGACAAGGAAACCATCAATCGTCTTTATCATCTTGACAATCTCAAATTGGAAGAGGTTGCTCAAACACTTGGGGTTTGTAAAGACACTATTCGCCGTAACATGCGACGTTATGGTATACCTCCAAAAGCATCTGAAGTTTACAGGAAAGGACAGGACACCAGAATCATTCGCATGTTGCCAATAGCGAAAAAACTTTATTTTGATGAACAGCGTTCTTTTACAGAGGTTTACCAAACATTGGGGATATCTTTTTATACATTGAAACGACTTTTTGCCGATAATGGGCTTGCAATGAGGTCTTCTGGTGATGTTATAAAATTGGCTTATAGCCGATATCCTCATATTGGTTTCCAAAAAGGGGTAAAGCACTCTCGTTTTAATGGGTATAGAGCCACTAAAAAAACAGGTGGATATATTCTGGTTTACGAACCAGATCATCACCGAACGCAAAAGAGCGGATATGTTGGTGAGCATATTCTCGTTTGGGAAGACACTCATGGAATCCCCCTTCCTGATGGCTGGGTGGTACACCATCTCAATGGCATCAAAGATGACAATCGCCCAGAAAATCTCGCGGGGATATCAACTCGAAAACACTTCAATGTCCTAGCAGAAAAATCCAAGCGCATCTGTTTTCTTGAAAAACGAGTAAAGGAATTAGTTGCATCTTTGAAAGATGCAACACGGATGCAACTTTGACTAATCGACACGTCGTACCACCTTCACCTTATCTCCGAAATCAGGGAGCACTGCCGGTATCTCGTCGGAATGCTGTTCGCCTTTCATGGCATCAGCCATCCGCTTTTTACGGTCAACCAACTTCTCAATCATCAATGTCAGCATCTCATCCGTCCAAGTCTCCGCTATCCGTACCGGATCTATATGCCATTCGGCAAGCGCAAACTCAAAAAACTCTGCTACTGAGCTACCCTTGCCATCGCTCCGGTCATCCCTCTCACTAAAGGGAATGCCACCGCCATCACCTCGTCAATCGCTTCGGCCAGTTCCGATTCGGTCGCCGTTTCCTCGATTGCATCCCGGTCCAGATCTTTCGCATAGGCGAAAAACAAATCCGCCATCCGATCCGGCATGGCGACAAACAACTGTGTAGCGGCGTTCTCGAAGGCTTCCGGGTCCGAAGAATCGGTAGCCGCCAGCTTTGGGAACTGACTTATCAACCCAGCGAAATCCTGCCTCCACTTGCGCGCGTCCCTGATGACCAACGGAGCGATCTGGTATTGTTCCCCGCCGAGGGTGACGGTTATCGGTGCCCGAAAAATCTTAGCTTCTTCTGTCCTTTTTGCCACTGCCGTCTCCTTTCAATTCAAGCTGACCGGGCCGATTACGTAGATGCCCAAGCAGTAGTATCCCCAGTAGTGCCAGGTAACTACTGCCCTCGTTAGCAAGGCTGCGTAATCGACCGCCACATTCATCTCAACTCCCTAGCTATCGGTGATCGTCGCCAATATCCCCGACGGCGACTCGATGGCCTCAAAGGTCACCGGAACGATGGTTTTCTCGTTCTTTCGGAATGACATCGTCACCGATGCGTTGACCACCGCCACCGGCAGGTAGAATACCCGGTTCCCGCCGCTGGGGTTCTTAGCCGTCAATCTCACCGCCAACTCTTTGTCTACCGCCCCGCCGATGGTCAGCACGTCGGCAACCTTGCTTGCCCCAGCCATCGCATAGTAGATGTTAGTCAGCGTTTCCTCAGCCAGGTTGGCAATAATTCGAGCCTGCTCTCCGGTGATCACCTGAGAGATAGGATACGTTTTTTCCTCGACTTTGATTTGCACCTTTTCGACGGCGTACTCAAACCGGGTTCCGTCCTCGGTGTATCCGAGATTCACCCACGACGTGGCACCGACCGGATATTTGACCTCAAGGGTTGCCACCCCGACCATGACATTACTTGCTGTTCCCATATCATTTACCTCCAGTCAGATTTCGATTACGTTGGTGTACCGATCCTAACCGCCAAATACTTGTCGGTCACCAGTCCACCGGCCGCCGGTTTGAAGATCACGCACCCATCCGCGTGATTCCAAATTTCCGGCATGAACGGACCCGCCACGCTGCACTTGTTGGCTGTCGGCTGGACCGTGAGTGCTTCGGTGCGCCCGTATTTATCGGTTACCGCCGAGAAGGTCAGCAACTTCGGAGCCGCCCCGACGATGCATACCAGCAGCACCTTTCCGTCATTCGGAATGCGGTAGTAGTCGGTCCCAGCGGCATTACCCAGCACGATGCTGGCGTTGCCCTCCATGTCGACCGGTCCGCTCTTCGCACCCTCAACCACTGTAAAAGTCTGATCTGCCATTCTTTACCTCCTTAACTCGGTATACCGGCATTGACAGCCAGCATGATATCCCCGGCATTCCCCGCTGTGGGTACGAACTCGACACACCCGTCAGCCTGGTTCCACAGCTCAGGACTGAACGGACCCAGGGCGGCGAAGTCTCCCACCGCTACCACCGGAGCCAATGTCTCCGTTCTCCCGTGTGAGCAGTTCACCGCCGTGAAAGTGAACGTGTCACCGGTCCCGCCGTAGACAAGAAGTACCACCTTCCCGTCGTTCGGGATTCGGAATTTGTCGCCCGCAGCCGCATTGCCTAGCTCCACGTCTGCGTGCGCTGTGAAATCCAGAATCCCCTCTGGTACACAGGTCACCACATCAAATGTTATGTCTGCCATATTTTCCCTCCTATATGGTTATGTCCAGCATCACCCTGAAAAATGCAAGAACCCGGTAATATCCGGTATTCTCCGGTCCCTGAATATCCTGCCCCTGTCCTTCTTCAACCGCTCCGAGCAAACGAAAGGTGTTGACCCCGATGGTTACCGTCTCATCTTGTGCCCCCTGTAGACACTCATACAGAGCCGAGTACACCGCCCTGGCCGCAATCTGACCGGCGGAAGGATCATCGAGATTCTTAGCCCAGCAGTCAAACTGAAATGACGGCTCGATCACTTCTGGAATGTAGGGTGTCGAGAACCCGCCCCGGATGAACATCCCAATTGCTGGATAGGTGGACTTCTCCGGTATCCTAGGGACGTAAATACGAGCCCCGACCAGAGCTGTCACACCAGCGTCAGCAGCTACGAACTTCCTGACGATTGCGTTTGGGTCTCCGAATGCCATTACGGTATATACCTCTTGATATTTTCGCTCAGCTTCAGCCCGTGCCGGTCAAGGGATGGTCGGATATAGGGGCGAGCCCCCATCTTCTCGGTTCCGATTTCCAAAAAACCCCCATAGCCGGATGTCGTGTAGATGGCTGATTCCAATTCGTTATCATTCACGGCCCGTTCTTGAGGTCCGTCACCGGCTACTTTACCTAACCCGGATACCTCCATGGCGATGGACCGACGATTATTTCCATGCAAATAAGGTGATCCTAACGGAGGCGGAGCTACCGCATCTTGCACCATCAGCACCGCAACATCTCTCAACCCTTGTCTGGCAGCTTCGGTAACCACTTTGGCCGCCTCTTCAATATTGAGATTCAATTCAATGTCAACATCCATTCTCATTCAATCACCCGTTTCAGCGAGATTTCCTTGTGGTGGTCGCCGGTCGCATCCTGTAAATCGGCCACGAACAAGACCTCCCATGCCGTGCCGTCCACCACTACTCTGTCACTGAGAAGCACGTCGATATCTTCCGTGAAGAGAACGGCATCCACAGGGGTTATCTCTGTCCCTCGTTGAATCTGACGCCCTTTGGGATAGGAGATTCTTCCTGGTTGATCCGTCAGATGATCGGCCCACGTCCTTGCTTTGTTGCCGTAGGCGTCGGTAGCGCCATCGGTATACCTCTGGACGGTGCATGTTGAAATCAACAGAGAAGCAAAGCTCACGGATCAACCTCCTCATCCGTAATCCCGGTCAGGTTCATCTCAGCCCACTCGAAGGCGGGCGACATGGCCGCCCTCAATCTCTCGGCCAGCGATAGCGCATCGTTCATACTCTTGCGAGAGTAAGAGTAGTCGCCGATTTTTTCTGACTGCATCTCGCTGATCTGCGCCGCCGCCCATGACTCGATAGCAGCCGCCGCCGCATTATTGATATCCGGCTCCATGTCCAGGAACGCCTGAATCTGGGCATCGGTGAACGTCGCAGAGATAACTGCCCCGATCTTGAGCCTGACTTTTTCAATGTCCGTCATTTTGATCCCCTCAACCTGTTTGGAAGAGAGGGGAAATCGCTCTCCCCTCTCTGGTCAAGCAAGTCGAAAGCTATACGGCGCTTAACTGTCCGTAGGTCGCTCTCCAGTCCAGCCGATTGCATCCGGCCACCAGGCGAACCCGGTAGAACACGTTATCGGTGGCGAAGTCGCCTTCCATCGGACCGATAGGCCCGCCGCCGATGTTGACTTTGTCACTGGCCTTCATGCAGATTTCCGGCCTCTCGTGCCCGGTCAGATGATCGAACTCCAGGGCGGCGATGTCCCCAGGATCGGCGAACAGGAACCAGCTCAACTGGGCTGCCGGTGCATAGATCGGAATGTACGGGTCGATGACAAGCTGCAAACCGAACTGACTGATGACGTTACCCATCGGGTACGGAGTTGCGGCTCCACCACCGGCAATATCGATCCACATTTTCGTGGCGCTGGTCAGGATTTGCCGGGCTGTGAACTCCAACCCAGGTCCTACAACGAGGTACTTGGGTCGGTTCATGATCGGCTCACCGTTGGCATCGGTGAACGCTACCATTGCCTCGACGGTGTTCTCCAGGTTGGCAATTGTCAGCGGGAGCGCTCCAGAGTTAGCGTTGGCGGCGGCGTACAGGTTGGCAGCTGCAACCAGGTCGGCCACATAGGTACCGGATACCAGTCGATGCTCGGTCCTCGTGGCGGCTCTGGCGAACCGTTCCGGGGTATCCTTCAACGCTCCGATGTCATCATTGATCATGGCCTCCCACGAGATGTCGAACTGACGGCCATACTTTTTGACATAGACGGCGTATCGGGCCTCATCCCTCTCGGACGCTTTATACTCGCCTTTTTCCGGGATTTCCTCCAGATATTGATCTCCCCCGGTCATGGCGAATCGGTATCCGCCGACTTGAGGGAATATCCGGTTGACCGTGTTCATTTTGACAAACGCTTTCCACGTTGGGTCGACCGCCTTGTAGGACGCCAGCACCTGCCGGTCCAGCACGTCCCCGAACAGGTAAGGGAAGTCCGATGTCGTCAGCGCCTCCCTCATCAGGTATTCGTGTCGATGCGATGGGAACCCCTTCGCATTGGTCAACAGATCAACAGTTTCTTTCAACCGCTGATCATATCCTTCAGGCTTTCTGATTTCACTTATCGCGGTATAACCGCGCCAGTCTTCGATCAATTTCATGAACTCCATTTCAAACCTCCATGTTTAGTTTTGATTGCAATGTTTCCTGTAGTTCCTTGATTTGCCACCTCAGGAGGCGAATCTCTTTTCTAAGGTCACAATGAGTACACATCGCCTTGTATATGGCATGATCTGATGGCGATATGAGTTCGAGATTCCTTTCCTCGTTGTGGGACCGTATTCCATCTTTATGGTGCACGTGCTCTGTTCTTAGCAGGCATCTACCCAACTTATTAGCTACGGCAAGACGATGCTCCAAAACATACCCGTCTTTATCTGCCATCGAACGGAACTGGTCTTCAGGTGGTACCCACACCCCGATGTATCCACCTGATCGCTTAACCTTTCCACCTTTCCACGAAGGATTACCGGGCCCCTTGAGATGGCTCCTTGGATTGGACTTGTTTATTCGCGCCGTTCTCCTTTGTTGGCATTTATAGCACCTGATGTGTTTTGGTTGCCCCCGTAGCGCGACAACCCATCTTCCGGCCCCGCATTCGGAACACTCTGCCCAAATAAAGGTAGCGCTCAACGGTTTCTTGCCGATATCTCGGCCTTTAACTGAAACCCCTACCATAAACTCGGGCATTTGTTTTACCTCCAATTTAAGTTGTTTTCGCTTTGTCGATTGCCTCTTGGGTCGCTAAGTCCTTCAAGGCCTGGGCGTT